CTATAAAGGTCTTCTATCATTTGAACCCATGACGCGAAGTATTCAATAATTCCAACAACTGCTTTCGCAAGTAAGCCAATGGCAAACACCAAATAATCACCTATTGCTGGACCAATGTATTTTTTTATAAATTCCCAAATTTTTTCCATAGCGTCATAAAATGGCTGCAATTCCTCAGAATTGTCCTCAATGGCTTTTTTGATTGTGTCAAATGCTTTTTTCAACGCTGCAATGACAGGGGTCAGAATTGACGCCAGGAATGGATAAACTTCTTCAAAAAGAAATTTGTACCACGCCATAAGTATTGGCAAGAGATCGTCACGAACAAAAACAAATAAATCACTAAATACTGGACCAAGTGTTTTGCCTAAACCAGCTGCAAATTTTTCAATTGCCGGGATACCTTTATCAACGAAAGTTGTTAACAATGGTTCAATGGCGTCAAGAATGTACGATCCAACAGTTTCTTTGGCTTCGTCAAATGCAACGTTCAGTCGTTTCAATTTGCCTTCAAATGTATCGGCTTGGGTTGACGCCTGTCCTTCAAACGTTTTTGCTAGTGCCGCAGTAACTGCGTCAAAATCTTTTGTTTTCAAAATACTTTCGTCAATGCCACCACCTAGTTTTTTCAGGGCAGTAAAATTGCCGTCGTGTGCTTTTGCTAGTGCTTCGGAAACCGCAGCTAAGTCCTTGCCTGTACCCGCAGAAATGTCCAACGCAAGTTGTTGCAATAGTTGGGCTTCAGTGACGTCCTTTGTGCTTCTGACTAACCGATCCAGCGAAGGACGCAAAACGTCGTCCGTAATTCCGTTAGCCAATGATGTTTGCGTTATGTACGCCTCAGTTGCTGCGATCTGCGCGTTGGTTGCGCCAGTAACGTTTTGTAATGTTTTGGCTAGTTTGTCCTGCGCGGCTTCGTCTGCAATAGCAGCCTTAACGCCGTCAATGAGTAATTTGCCCGCATAAACGGCAGCAGCAGCGGCAGCAGCGGCAAACGCCAAACCTGCCTTCTTGGAGAAATCACCCAAACCGCCAGACGATTTTTTAACGTCGTCGTCGGCTTGGTTCAGGGATTTTCTAAGATTATCAACGTCACCAAGAATGGTCAGTTTAAGAGTACGCGAACCGCCTATAGCCATTTCACCACTCCTTTAAAATTCGACTAAAAGCATTTTCCCACTGATTTATGATGTGGGGTTGTTCGGCGCGCAGTGTTGGGTAAATAAACCAACCGCGTGAACCGCGACCCTCACGACCTGACCACACTGGAAATTGCTTGAATTTATTCGATCCGAATTCGTAGCCCCCCCATAGCATTTGGGTTGTACCGCCACCGCTTAGTTTTTGACTGGCATAACCAAATGAAATTTCACCAACCTTTGACGACTTTGAAACACGTGATCCAGCAGCAATTATTGGCGCGACTTTATTGTTAGCCGAACCCGCCGCGCTTTCAACCCTGCTTTTCAAGTATGTCGCTAAAGCATTGGATTCCTGTTTAGCTGCGGCAATGGCTTCGTCGTCCATAGCCTTAAAAGCGGCATAGATTTTGCGCAAGTCGCTTTTGTCATAGGCAACTAAGTCGTCAGCCATTGCGCTTCTCCAGTATCTCCAACGCCGTAAGAATGTCTTCCGCGCTTGACCACTCACTCATTGGAATTTGCGTTGCTATCGCAAGTTCCACAATGAGTCGGTTCAGGCTTCCGCGCTTGTGACTTTTGGGTCTTCTACCCCTGCCGTTACGTCGGACACGGTTTCAACCCACACGTCGAACGGTTTGACTGGCTTCCCTGCTTCACTGCGTTTCATGGCGTGATAAGCCAAAAACAATAAGTCAGCGATCCCAAGTTTGTCTTGAACCTGTTGGATCGTGAAGCCAGTCTTTGTCTCCCATTTAACCCACTCAGGCGGTTGTGCCACGTAGGTTTCTGTTTGACCACCGTTGTATTCGATTGTTATTGGTAGTTTCATTTTGTCTCCCGATTAGTAGTTTTTAACTGAATGTTTCGGTTGGTGTTCCAACCACTGTGAATGATAGCGAAACAGTCTGCGCGTCAGGTGCTGCACCGCCGACTGAAGGGAACAATGGCATAACGTTGAACGCAAACACTGCGCCAGTTGCGGCAGTCAATGAAGCAGCTAAAACGGTATTTGGTGCAGTTTCGCAAGCAGTCCATAAGGCTTCGCATAGTGAACCTGTCGCGCCCCAGTCTGCAAGCATTTCAACGTCAAATGTCCACTGATCGTCAATGTGCTTGTAAGCCTTGCCGTCAAGTGTTTGGTATGTCGTGATTGTTGGTGAGTTCGCAAGTGTTGCGCTGGTCGCCTGGGCGTCGTAGTTAACGGTCGCGATCGTCAACACTAAATCGCGACCCGTGATGATCGTTGTTGGCACGTTATCTCCTTAGTTTGTTTGGGTGTAGTACGTTGAAACGCTTATGTCAGCAACCAGCATTGGGCTTTGTCCTACTTCCAACACTGTCGGCTTTTCGACAACGCCAACAACGTATCCTGCGGGCATTGCCGCAAGAATTCCTATTATGAGTTTTTCCAGGTTATCCAGTGACGCTGCGTTGCTATTTGAAGCAACAATTGCAGTAATCTTAAAATTCAATTTGACCTTTGTTGCAGTCTTTCCGATTAACACCACTTCCATGTACGGTGCGTCAGGCAAAACCACAATGGCTGGTGGAATAGGCGATTCGGGAACGCTTGAATAACTGCTTGCCGCTAGTGATGAAAATGCGTTGGCTAGGGCTGCGCGGGTTTCGGCGACGGAATTGGCTGGCATTATTGACAAACCGTTTCGACGTCTAAAAATGGCTGAAGTAATGTGGACACCCTGTTGGTCAAACTGCGACCCATTCTGTATGGCGTACTAGCAAAATCCACGCCTTGAATCTCGCCACCAGCGGCGACGCGTGATTGAAATACTTCGACGCTAACTGCAAGCACTGCTGATTCAATTGGCGCGCTAGTTGCATAAATGTCAGCTGCTGAATAGCCTGAAAGTGTTGCAGTTCCTGTTGGAATGATCTCGCGCAATGTTACGTCTGCATTTGTGATTGCTGCGGTGAAATAGTATTCCTCAGCCTTGACGACTGTAACGGTTGCAGAAAAGGGTGCTGGCAGACCAGTGACAATGATTGACTGACCAGCAACAAAATGATGTGGTCGCTGGGTGTAGTAATAAGCGACATTTGAATCTAGTTTGTAAGCGGTGACGGCTGAAGTATTAGCAACCAGCATTGGCAAAATAACTGCTTCAGCGGTGTTGACAATTTCGTCCAGATAAGCGTCAGAATAAAGGGAAACAGACACGCCAAGCACCGTACGCAATTGGCTTGCAGTAACAATGACTGGCATGTCTGTTCCTTTCGATCTGCTGCGGCGAGATCGGGAGAACCCGCCGCATGATTAGTTTTGGCTTATGCCTTGTTATTCTTGAACGCGCCCGCAGCGATCTTTGTTGCCACTGCACCGAATGAATACACGCCCACGGTAATTGAACCGTCGGCAGTTGATTCAGCGCGTAGTTGGTATGAAGTTCCTTCGTACCATGTGTATGCGTCAGGGTTGACGACTAGCAATGTGCCGTCTCCGTCGCCGCCGTTTGTTGGGTCAACGTATAGGTTCAAGCCCGCTACGTTCCCAGTCAATGACGTTGGCAATGCAACACCTGGTTGGTTGCTTGGTTGTGAAACTGCTGAATAAATTGGGCGACCTGCGTCATTCAATGTCATCAAGTTTGACCATTGACCAGTTGAAGCGATCAAGTTGCGCGCAAATGGATTCGCAAGTCCAGCAGTTGCGCCATAAACGCTTGCTGCACCGCGACCGATAATTCCAAGCAATTCAGCAGCCGTTGGGTATGTTGCCACTGTTGTTGCGTCAAGTGACGCGTTTGAAATTAAAATGCCATTGACGTATGAATTTTGCGCCTTTGCCATGGCTGCGACCATGTTTCTCAATAATTCATCATAAAATAACGGAGAAGTGCGGGTCAGCAATTCCACTGAAAATTTTTGTTGCCCCGCGAATTTCTTAACGTCCACTGAAAGGAACGCTGAATTCTGATCTGTGTCAGAAAACGCTGCGTCCTCAGCAGTTACGGCAACCGTTGGTGCAGCAGTGATCTTTGGAATTTCAAATGTCATTCCAGCGTCAGGCAATGCACCGCGTGAAATTGCGTCAATGCTTGGGCGGATTGTTGTTGATAGTCCGTTGATAACTTCGGTCAATTGACGTGTTGGAACAAGTCCAGCGTTGTCTGTTGTGTTGTCAGCTGCCAAAACGTACTGACGTGCTGATTCGTCGCCTGTTGCAGCAAGAACCTTGTTTTCTAGGTACTTTGCAGCAGTGATTTCAATGCGTGGTGTGGCTTTCCAACCGCCCACTTTGTTTGATGTTGCAGTTACTGACTGTGCGGCTTCGACCGTTTCGACGGCTTCCGCTGGTGTAACGGTTTGTTCCACTTCGTCGTCCTTTTCTGTTGGTGTTGCTTCAGGTTCGATTGTCGAATCTGAAATCTGTTCTTCTTCCGTTGCGGCTACTGATTCAACACGCGCTGATCGAATTGCGGGTTCACTGGTTAATGCAACGCCTGTCAACTCACCCATAAGAATGCGAATCGTGCCGTCCTTAAGTGTTTCGTATTCGTCAAATGAAACTTCAACGCTGAATCCGTCGCGCAAACCTTCTTGTGCTTCTACCAATGCGTCATTGCCTGCGGTTGTTTCGGCGATCTTAAAAGTTGCGTCAATTCCTTTTTCGCTTGACTCAATTGAAAGGGTTTTGCCAATTCGGCGGGTACGGTCGTGTTCAAGGTTAAGCAAAACCGCGGTTGGTTCGATTGAACCAGCAGCAAATTGCACCTTCCCAATTGACGCGTTGCCAGTTTCTTCAAATGTCACAATACGACCTGAGATCGTGCGACTGTTTGAATCAGCTGCAGTTATCTGCATTGGTGTGATTACTTT